AACTGGCGCCGGTCGGCCGAGCTCAACATCTTGGCACCGACGGTCGAAATTGCGAAGAATTCGTTCGAGCCGGCACGCGACATGGTGCTCGCTGATCCGGAGTTGGGAGATCTCCTGCATGTGCAGGAAAATGTGCGGACGATCACGCATCGGGTCACCAATGCGAAGCTGAAGATCGTCGCGGCAGACACGGAAACCGTTGGCGGCAAGAAGGCCGCCTTCGTGCTCGTCGATGAGCTTTGGCAGTTCGGCAAGCGGGCCGGTGCATCCTCGATGTTTCAGGAGGCCACGGGCGGGCTGATGTCGCGGCCGGAAGGCTTCGTGATTTACCTATCGACGCAATCGGATGAGCCCCCGGCGGGGGTGTTCAAGGAGAAGCTCGACTACTTCCGCGACGTGCGGGACGGCAAGATTGATGATCCGCGCAGTCTGCCGATCCTCTACGAATTCCCTGATCGGATGATCCAGGATAAATCCTATCTGGACCCGAATAATTTCTACATCACAAACCCGAATCTTGGGCGGTCGGTGCGCCAAGCTTACCTCGAGCGGAAGCTTGCTCTGGTGAAGGGCGGGGAAGACGAGGAAGGGGACACGATCCAGACCTTCCTCTCGAAATACCTGAACATCGAAATCGGGATGAACCTCCGGGCGAACCGCTGGCCGGGGGCAAAGTATTGGCCGCAGAGGGCCGATACGGCGCTTGCGTCTCTCTCACATTGGGATGCGCTCGCAGCGCTCCTGGACCGAAGCGAGGTCGTGACGATCGGCGGTGATGGCGGCGGCCTGGATGACCTCTTCGGCTTCTGTGTGCTCGGCCGCGAGCCGACCGAGTTTGAGGTCGAGGTCACGATCCAGGGGCAGAAGGTCACGCAACTCTGGAAGCGCTGGCTCGCCTGGCACCACGCGTGGTGTCACGAAGGCGTGCTAGTGGAGCGCAAGTCGATTGCGTCTCGGCTGCTGGACTTCAAGGCATCCGGCGAGCTGCGGATCGTCGGCGATGACCTTAGCGACCTCGGTGAAGCAGTCGAGATTGTGAAAGGCATACGCGACCGCGGCATTCTTGCCGAAGTCGGATTTGATCCGGCTGCGGTTGGCGAGTTTGTCGACATGCTGGAGGCGATCAACGTCACGCAGGAGAACGGGCTGCTGGTTGGCGTGAAGCAGGGCTGGAACCTGATGAACGCGATCAAGACGGCGGAGCGGCGGCTGGCGCGATCCATGCTGCTCCACACCGGCGGCGTGATGATGCCGTGGATCGTATCGAACGTGAAGATCGAGCCGACGGCGACGGCGATTCGGGCGACGAAGCAGAACGCCGGCGACGCGAAGATCGACCCGTGGGCGGCGCTGATCAACGCGGTGGACCGGATGTCGCTCAATCCGTCCTCGGCGATGTCGGTCTACGAGAGTGAAGAACGCGGATTCCTGGTGGTCTGAATGTGGCCCTTCACGTCCTCTCCGGCAGTTGCCGAGCGCCGGGAGCCGGCATTCGGCGCGGCGGGCCAGGTATCCAGCACGGACAGGCCGGACGAGTGGTTTTTCGAGGCGTTGGGCGGCCGAAAGACGGCTTCCGGGCAGCGCGTTAACCCATCCACGGCGATGCGCATCTCGGCCGTCTATGCCGCGGTGCAGCTCCGGGCCGGAACGCTCGCGCAATGCCCGCTGTTCGTCTATCGGCGCCGAGGTGCTGACGAGCGGGTCATCGACGATCGGCATCCGCTCTACGTGTTGCTGCACGACCAGCCAAATCCGTGGCAGACGTCCATGGATTTTATTCAAATGCAGCAGATGCACGTTGATCTCCGCGGCAATGCCTATGCGCGGATCGTGCGTGACGGGACCGGGCGCGTCACGGCACTGACCCCGATGCACCCGGCGGCCGTGACGGTGCTGCGGAGCGACGACGGAGCCTACTTCTACGACTGGCACCCGCCGCGCGGGGGCAGGAGCGTTCGGCTGCCGCAGCGCGAGGTCATGCACCTCCGCGGCATGTCGGACGATGGCGAGCTAGGCATCAGCCGGATCACGATGGCGCGCGAGCGCCTCGGGATCACGATGGCGGCGGAGGAGTATTCGGCGAAGTTTCTCGCCAACGACGCACGGCCGAGTGTTGCCATCAAGCATCCGAAGACGCTCAGCGAGCCGACGGGTAAGCGGCTGAAGGAGCAGTGGCAGCAGATTTACGGCGGCAGTTCGAAGGCCGGCGGGACTGCGATCCTCGAAGAAGGGATGGAAATTCAGACGATCGCGATGACGAATCGTGATGCGCAGTTCCTGGAACTGATGCAGTTCAGCGTGAAGGACATTGCCCGCTTTTTCGACGTGCCGGGCTTTCTGATCGGCGACGATGCGAAGGTCGCGACCTATGCCAGCGCCGAGCAATCGGTGCTGATGTTCGAAAAGTTCACGATGGTCGAGATTGCCCGCAATTGGGAGCAGACGCTTCGGCGCGATGTGCTGCGCGAAGATGAACAGGAGAAGTGGTTCGCGGAGTTCTCGTTGCAGGCACTGACCCGCGGCGATTTCCAGACGCGCACGGAAGGCTATCAGCGCAGCGTCGGGCGGCCGTGGCAGACCGTCAACGAAGCGCGGCGCCTGGAGAACATGCCGCCTGTTGAGGGCGGCAACGACCTGTTCCATCCGCTGAACATGGAGCCGTCGAGTGGCGCTCCGTCCATGCCCAAGCGTGGCAGGCAAGCGCCCGATGAAGACGACGAGCCGGAGGACGACGAATGAGCGCGGTTTCCGCAATCGTATCGAGCCATTGGGCGATCCTCCCGGAGGCGCTTCAGGGCATCATCGCCTTGGCGGAGCGCCGGCAGGATGACCCGGCACTCGTCGCCATGCGCGAGAAGGCAATCGAGGAAGGTCGGTGGCCGCCGCGCCCGGATGCGTTGCTTGTCACCGGCGCCGTACCGCTGGAGGGCGCGCCGCGACGGGTGTATCGCCGCGAGGGCGTCGCCATCATCCCCGTGATCGGCGCCATCATTCCGCATGCGAGTATCTTCGCCGAGGTCAGCGGCGCGGTGTCCGTCGATTTTCTGACCGCGGCCGTCCGGGCTGCGGCGGCGAATGACGAGATCAAGACCATCGCCATGATCTTCGACAGCCCAGGCGGAGCGGTCCCCGGCATCCAGGAGCTTGCCGGTCGTATCGTCTCCACGGGCGCGCAGAAGCGTGTCGAATCATACGCCTACGGCAACACTGCTTCGGCGGCCTATTGGCTGGCCTCTGCGGCGGCGCGGCTTACGGTGGCGCCGACGGCTGTGCTCGGCTCGATCGGCATTGTGGCGGCCATTCCTGTCCAGGAAGGCACCGACGCCATGGGCATGCGCCGTATCGAGATCGTATCGAGCAACGCGCCGAGGAAGCGGCCGGACCCGCGCTCCGATGACGGGGCGGCCGATATCCGGGTGACGCTCGATTCGCTCGAGACGGTTTTCGTCGATGCCGTGGCAGCACAGCGCCATGTGACGCGCGAGAAGGTCATGTCCGACTTCGGCAAGGGCGGCGTGATGGTCGGCGCCGAGGCGGTGAAAGCCGGCATGGCCGACGCCGTGCTGCCGTTCGATGCCTGGCTCGACCGCCTCGTTGGCGAGGCGACACCGCCACGCCGGCGCATGGCCGCCGAGAGCTACCTGAAGGACCGCGCCGCATAGCGGCTTGGGAATCCCTGTCCGCGCAATGAGTGCCGGCCTGGGCGTGTGAGCGTCTGTCGGGAAAAGACGCGATTTTTGTCATCGAGAAAGGACTGAACATGGACAGCATCGCTGCGCTTGACGCCGCGCGCGCCAAGGCCGTGGACGACATGCACGCCCTTACCGTGCTCGTTGCGGAAGAGGGTCGTGACTTCGACGAAACCGAGGACGCGGAATTCAAGAAGCTGCAGGCCAGGGACGAAAGCCTCGGTCGGCAGGTCGAACGTCTGAAGGGGCTGGAGAAGCGCCGGTCAGAGATGGCGCGGCCGCTCGATCCATCCGCGCTGCCGCCTGCGCTGATTGCGCCGAATGGCGGGGCGTTGCGCGTGCCGGCACAGGCCGTGCGGAGTGGGCGTCTGAAGCACTTCGTCGGCGCCAATGCCGATGTGCGCGCGCACCGCTTCGGGCAGTTCATGCTCGCATCGGTGTTCGGCAACCGGCGAGCCCATGCCTGGTGCATCGAGAACGGCATTCAGATCGAAGCGGCGCACTCGGAAGGCGTGAACGCCGCAGGTGGCGTGTTCGTGCCGGAGGAGTTCTCGCAGGAGATCATCGATCTTCGCGATGAATACGGCATGTTCCGCCGGCTCTGCCACGTCGTGCCGATGGGCCGCGATACCATGACGGTGCCGCGGCGTGTCGGTGGCCTCACCGCCTACGCGGTCGGCGAGGGCAGCGCGATCACGCAGTCGCAGACGGCCTGGGACAACGTGCGGCTTACGGCCCAGAAATGGGGCGTCCTCACGCTGATCTCGTCCGAGCTCGACGAAGACGCGGTGGTGAACATCGGCGACCTTCTGGTCGGCGAGATCGCCTACGCCTTCGCGACCTCCGAGGATACCGCAGGGTTTGCCGGCGACGGCACGTCCACGTATCACGGGATCAGGGGCTTCCGGACGCGCTTTGCGGACGGCATCGCTGGCGGCGCCAATCCGCTGGCCGGCGCGGTGAACGCCGCCTCCGGCCACGATACTTTCGCCGAGATCGACGCCTCCGATCTTGCGAGCCTCATGGCCGCCTTGCCGC